ATTGGAAAAACTCTAGGAGTTAAAGTAGCAGTTAATACAGGTGTTCATGACCGTGCAACCAACGAACTTGTTACAACAGATCCAGCTAAGTTTGCACATATATTACTGGGACCAACTGGCACAGTGCAAGATTTGGCAAGCGTAGAAAGTACAATCGCCGCACTAAGAAACGATCCACAAAGACATGCCAAACTACATGACTTTGCCGGTTATTTACAAAAGAGTAGTAGAGAACTTCCTCAACTAGAGGCAAGCGCACATCCAAACAACTGGTTCCGTTATATTAATCAGAGACTGAAATGAAAATATCACAGATCATAAGAGAAGGTGGTTGGGATACTACTAAAACACAAAGCACAGTATTGCATCCGCATATTGTCGGCGTAGCATTGCATGTAGTTGATCAGTTTGTTGCAGACTTCAATGCTTGGTTGACACAAAAAGGTCAGCCACAAGTTCGCAGAGGTCGCCCAACTGGGTCAAGTGCTTATCACGAGATTGATACACAAGAAGATCCAACCAAGATTTATGGCGACATTGACTTGCAGATGATTGGTGAAGAGATTCCCGGCAAGAGCTATGGTCAGTTTACAAGTTTCTGGAACTCAGCAGCAGATCAGTTTGTCAAAGAAACAACGCCAGCTTATGTTGATATGTCAGAAAGCAAACCAGGACATCCAATATTTCAAGTTGGACAAAATGATTTTGTTCAAATAGATTTCATGTGGCATCCAACACGCTTAGAAAAATGGGGTGCAACTAGAGTTACTCCAGAGCGAGGTGTCAAGGGTCTATTGTATGGAAATATGTATAGCGTGTTGGGCGAACTACTTGACATGAGCATTCAACATGCAGGAGTACAGTTGAAAGTTATTGACAATCAGCATGTGCCATTCAGCAAACAAAAAGATACACAGACAATTACTGTTACAACAAATCCAGAAACATTCTTGCTTGATATTTTAATCTACGAAGCAAAGCAACAGGGAATCCCACATCCCATAGTTGATCCTAGATTGAAAAGGTTCAAGGGAATTTCAATTGACGATGTTAAGATTCAATATCTAGTTAATGGTGTTAAAGGTCTTGCCAACAGTTTTGCAGCAAATATGATGTATGGTGAAGGCGATCTTGCCAACTTTGAAGATAGACAAGACTTTTTAAACAAATTCTTGCAACGCTATGAAGAAAAAGCAATGTTGGATGTAAATGCTGCAAAAAGAAATAAAGCACAAACGCCACAAGCTATCGCTAGAGCAGAACAAGACAAACAAAAAGTACTGAGCGGTCTTGCTACAGTAAAAGGATATTTTAATGGCTAAGTTATTTGAATTTGTACAGATGCTAACAGAAGCTCGTACTCCACACCCAGAAGATTTTATCTTCCAGGGCAGCCAGAGTGCGCTGGATGCTATTTCTGGTATCATGAGTGCAGTTGATAAGCCACAATCAGTTACAATTAAATGGGATGGTAGTCCAGCCATCGTATTTGGTCGTCGTGTAGCCGACGGCAAGTTTACTATGAACTACAAAGAGTATATTGGATTACCTGGTGGACAGGCCACAACAGCACAAGAGTTACTTGATTTTTATATCAAGAATGCCAAGAACATTGAAGTGGGACGAAAACTTGCGAGTGTATTCAACGCCTTAGGCTCAATATGCCCACCCACATTTCGAGGGTTTGTTCAAGGCGATTTGATGTGGACTGAACCACTTCAACCCGCAGATGGTAAATTTGTATTCAAACCCAATCCGCACGGAGTGACTTACAAGATACCCGCTGATTCAGAAATTGGCAAAAAGATTGCTGGTCGTCAAGTGGGAGTAGCAGTGCATACTATTGGATCAGATGTTGAAAACAACAAAGAAACTCCATTAGTTGGTCGTCGAAGTATGAATGGACTAGAAGGTCTTGCTGATAGCAGTCAATGGTGCACAGTTTTCACTGGCAACATGGGAATTCCTTTCAAATTGAAGCGTCCAGCAAAAGTAGAAACACTGGCAAAGGCAGCAGTAAAACAATTTCAAGCTCTTGGTGGTGATGAATTTCTTGCCAGTATTACTGGTGCTAGTAAAGCAACTCTACAGACTTATTACAACAGAAAAGTTACTGGACAAGCAGTTGATCAAAACTGGCTTGAAAGCAAGCTATCTAAGCCACAGTATGCGATTATCTCCTCTGAGGAAAATAAGCCAATCATTACAGCATTAGATGCTGTTTACCGCGATATTGCTGCACTAAAACTAGCGGTTTTGCAGCAATTAGAGCCACAAGTTCAAGGTGTGGAGCAGTATGTAGGTGATGTGCCTAAAGGTGAGGGATTTAACATTGATAGCCCAAGTGGTTTTATCAAGTTAGTAAACCGTGGAGTTTTCAGTGCTGCTAACTTTGCGGGAAGAGCACAAGTTTAATAGTTTTTTCAAATCTGTGCTAAATAAAAATATGAAGTCGAATGACTCATTTTAATAAAGGAAAATAAAATGGCAACTTTTACACGTATTAATGGCGACGCAGGTGGCGTAGTTCAAGTAGATGCAGGTCGTAACTTAGCTAACGCAGTTATCGTTAACACAGGCATTGCAGCACCTTTGACAGCTTACAAAGTTACTTTCGGTAACGGTAACATCGGTGGTTCTGAATTGGTAACTGGTGGTGCAGTTGAAACAGCATTGCGTATCATTTCTGGTAACGCTACAGTTTTGGCATACCAAGCAGATACAGGTTCACAATTGAGCGTTCTTGTAGAGCGTTCTGGTTGGGTTTCTGACGCAGTATTGCAAACAAACTTGATCAACTTGGGTAACATCGGTGCTTCTAGCGCTGCATGGGTTACAACAGTTAGCTCAACTGGCGGTATCAAACTAGCTTAATTTTTAATTAAACTAAAAACAAGAAAAGCACTTCGGTGCTTTTTTTGTTGGCTAAATACATCATGAATTCTAATGTTGAATATTATCGCATGTATACTTTGGTAGATATTACCAAAACTGGGGTTACTCGTGGTGATAGTTCACTTGAGCGTGATCAACAGCGCAACTATGAAACAGTAATACAAGCAATCAGTTTAATAACGCAGCCGCATGAAGTAAATGAACCTGTTTGTACTCATGCACATATGGATTGGCTAGAATTTGGTGAGTATTTTCAAGGCCAACACAAAGTCTGGGTCTGGCAATTTGCAACAGAACATAGCGACATATTTACCATTGGCACTAACCCAGTTGGTAAATTGAGCGAAGCATTTGATCAAATACCAATTATCTGTGGGCTAGAAGAAGATGGTAGGTTCATGTTACCAATATTTTATCCATACGGTGCTATAAAAAATGTGTATTTTAAGAAGGGCTATTGGGATATAAATAACGTATAAAGATGCTACAGCTTCACTTAGGCACTATACATTATGGCTCATATTTAAACAACACAAATAGCATCTAATCTTTATAAGAATACAAGCCATGATAACAACCGAAATAGAAAAGCAGAACCTTGAAGCACACGTAGAAATCTGTGCTGTGAGGTATGCGAGTTTGGAAGCAAAATTAAGTAACCTAGAATCTCGCATGGACAAAGTCGAGAGTCATTTAATTGACATTAAAACAGCCTTGGCAACGAAAACGGATCAACCGAAATCCGACGGGGATGACTCAGCTCCGTATAAAACAATGATAGCAATCGGTACGACTATCATTGGCGTATTAATCACTGGCATTATTACACTATTAGTCAAACTATCATAATTTCAAATGCGTATCGTAGAACTCTTAAATAACATACAACTGCCAATTACTAACGAAGAAGCCGAAGTTTTGGACATGTTTTCCAAAGACCGTAAAGAACTTAAAAAACATGAACTAGACGAAAGACAAATTGTTATGGCAAACAAATTAGTCAACAAAGACATACTTTATAGAATCAATGAAAACGGCCGCATCATCTACAAAAAAAGAATCTCCGAACGTAGCAACTATTAAGTTTGCTATAGCCGCTACTGCGACTTATATTAATCAATGGACTGAACATCAAGTTAATTCTCTGAGTATACAAGACAAAATGCCCTATATTTACCCCATAGATGGTTTGGGGTTCATCATAGGGCATTATCGTATTCTGAATTATAAAGGTGAATGGCAAGTCAGAACTCATGACAAACTTATACACACATTTACTGAAAAACTAAGTGCAATTTTCTATGTTTTATGTGAACTGACTAAACGATATAACTTGTCTAGAAATCTGTTGTTTGCAGATATGGATGTTGGTAGATTTAGAAATGATATAACTCATTATGAAGCCAGTGTTAAGCGGGCAAAAGTAAATAAAGAGTATGAGAAAGTTGATATCTGGACTGCTAGATTACATGATGCAACATTACGTTTGCAAACAGCAAATATAGAATTACGGAAATCTTTGAACAGTGCTAAATACATTAAATATTGGGAATAACTAACCATGCGTTTATCAGAAATGAGCAATCAGCCCCGAGCTGACAAAATTAACAAAGTAGTCGAAAGTCGTTTCGGTTTTAAAATTGATTACGACAATATGACATTTAAAAAAGCCTATGGTGTCGTGCAAGGTCTTAACGAAACTCTAGACAAAGCACGCCGAGCACATGGCGCACATACAGCAGAACAAGATCCAAGATACATGGAATTGTTCATGGTGCGTGAAAGCCTAAATCGTTGGATGGTTGAAAACCGTCAACAACTTATTGTTGAAAGCGAAATGGCCAAGGCCGAAGCAACATTGGCTGCTAAGGACATGGTTGACAGCATCCAAGACATGTTGGAAAAGATCGGCAAAATGCAGAACGAACAACTTCCAGCACTACTAGACACAATCCGTGATCAAATTGGTGACCAACAAGCTGAATCATTCAAGGGCGCAGTGACTCCCTTGTTGCAACAACTATGGCAACAACTGAGCGATGGTCGTACAAGCGCAGACAATGCAGCACGCCAACTAACTGGCGAGTCAACTCCTGACATGGGTCTTGGCGGTATGGGTGGTGCACCTAGTCCAGCTGCTGGTATGGGAGGTGACGAACTTGGCGGTGACGAACTTGGTGGCGATGAATTTGGCGCTACAGCAGCAGCCGCTGGTGGCACAGACGAACTAGGTCGTGAACGCCGTGGCATGGCAGAAGCCAAGAAAGCCAAACCAGACTATATCGATCTTGACAAAGACGGTAACAAAAAAGAAACAATGAAGCAAGCTGCGAAGGACGCAAAGGCTAAAAAATGAGATTCAATGAATTTCGCCCATTGTTTGAAGACGACTTCGGTGATGAATACGGAGATGATCCAGCTAATTACATCGAAGACGATGCTGACCACGAAGCAAATGATGCATTGATTAATACATTGCGTGAATTGCAATTCAGTGCCGCTGATAAAAAGATTCCAAAAATCGCAGTCAGCGCATTGTTAAATTTGGTCAAGTCTAAACCAGGCGGTGAAGCATTTGACATGAATGCATTGGATAAGGCAAAGAAAAACGACGAAACGGTTAAATCAATGATTAAAAACATTGAAGATAACGAAGAAGGCGTCAAGTATGTGTTCTTAAATCCAGTTGAACCAATTGATGGTCCAGAGGGCGAAGTAGGCGGTGGTGATAATGGTCAAGCTGGTATGTCTGCCCCAGAAAAGACCGTGGCTAGCATGGCCAACAGAGCATTGTCAAGTCGTTCATAACCAATTTTCTTTACTTTTAATACGGAACCTCTTATACTAAATATTTGTATAAGGGGTTTTTCTATGAAACGTTTACTTTTAGCTCTAGCACTAATCACAAGCACATCGGCATTTGCACATGGTCACTGGGAATATCGCGGTGGAGGTTGGGGCTGGGTAGCTCCAGCAGTTGTTGGTGGTGTGATTGGATATGAAATCGCTCGTCCTCCGGTTTACGCTCCGGCCCCAGTCGTGGTACAACAACCAGTTATAGTACAACAGCCAACAGTTGTTGAACAACAAAATTGCAGCCCATGGACACAGATTCAAAATCCAGATGGCAGCGTTACATCGACAAGAACCTGCAAATAATAATTTAGTAAAAAACTAAATAATAGAACACTATGAAAGTTCTATTATGCTTGATAAAATTTGCGAATGTTGTGGTATAAAATTTACATTACCAAATCTACATAAGAAAAATACAAAAAGAAGATTTTGTGGATCGCTATGTTCAAGACGTTGGATTGCCAATAATAGATCGGATAACTGGAAAAAGAAAAATTCCGAATCAAAACTTGGAGAAAAAAATCCTATGTTCGGAATTAAACAGGTAAATTCAAACAGTCTGGCAAACTTGACAAGTAAATATTGGTGTGGCAAATCGCAGAGTGAAGAATCAAACAAGAAACGTTCTGCCAAACTTATTGGAAAAGTGGTTTCAGCAGAAACAAGACAGAAAATTAGTAAAGCTAATACAAAATGGATTCCAGATGATCCAATATATAAGCAATTTAAAAATTATAGAAGAAGGGTAAATTACTGGACAAATAAAAATGATCTAACTAAATTAGAAAACTACGCAAATCGTGAGAAATTTAATTACCATTTAGATCATAAATTCAGTATTATTGAGGGATTCAAACTAGGGGTCCCTCCTCAGATAGTTGGAAGTATATACAATCTAGAATTTATTCCATTCAAAGATAATATTAAAAAAGGAACAAAATGTTCAATATCACTAGAGAAGTTAAATGAGTTATTCGCCGCAATTGATTGATCACTACGAAAACCCACGCAATGTGGGATCATTTGATAAAAACGAAGAAGGCGTAGGCACCGGCATGGTGGGTGCACCTGCATGCGGTGATGTTATGAAACTACAAATAAAAGTAGAAGATGGAGTAATAACAGATGCAAGATTTAAAACATATGGTTGTGGCTCGGCAATTGCGTCAAGTTCGCTCGTTACTGAATGGGTCAAAGGACGGACACTTGACGAGGCGCAAAAGATATCTAATAGCGAAATTGCTACTGAACTTGCCCTCCCCCCTGTTAAAATTCACTGTTCGATACTTGCAGAAGATGCGATCAAAGCGGCAGTAGAAGATTACAAGAAAAGAAATAAATGATAACAATTACAGATTCAGCTATTGTCAAAATTAAAGACATTCTGGCAGAAGAAAACAATCCTCAAGTCAAACTACGCACATTCGTGCAAGGTGGAGGCTGTAGCGGATTTAGTTATGGCTTCACACTAGACGAAGAACAAAACGAAGACGACTTTGTTATTGATGAACAAGATGTAAAGATTCTTGTTGATAGCATGAGTATGCAATATCTTCAAGGTGCAACCATCGACTATAAAGAAGAATTGATGGGCAGTAGTTTTGTTATCAACAATCCTAATGCACAAACAACATGCGGATGTGGGTCTAGTTTTTCTGTTTAATCATGGAAATAATCAAATCAACAAACGGATTTCCATATTCTTGGAAAGCTGGTAGAGTCGAACAATTAATTAGAAGCATTATAGAATCAAAAGCACAGACACAGTTAAATGTTGACCGTGTTATGATCATTAATCCAACATGGATGCACGAAGACAATATCTCAACTGATATTGCAGAAAAGAATCCCGATCTAATAATTTGTCATAATTTTGTAGACCCAGCAGTATCAAAAATCTTTGAATCAATACAAAAATCAGGTAGACCATATTTGATTTTTGGCAACGCAGAACAATTTAGATTAGACTTTTGGGCAATGGTCTGCGACCTATACTTCCAAAACTATGAAGAAAGAGATTTGAGTTTACAACAAGACGCAAAAAAATTTATTTGTCTAAACAGAAAACCGCACCCACATCGTCAAGTAATCGCACAACAATTACTACCATTCAAAGAGCAAGGTTATCTGAGTCTTGGATTGCCAGGAAATCCTATATTGCTTGATGAAGAATTTGCAGAGCATCAGGGTATTAGCGATGAGTATGGTAACTTGGGAGTGGACGAAACATTTGTCACTCGTCATATTCGCAATGATATTTTTAGTTTAGGCAACTCTGATATATGGAATAAAAGTCTGCTTTGTCTAGTCACAGAAACTGAATTTGGCAACGCAAATCCCAATGACTTCTTTATCAGTGAGAAGACTTGGAAACCCATACTTGGTATGCGTCCGTTTTTTGTTTATGGTCAAGCACCGTTGAGACAATACTTAAAAGATAATGGATTCGATATTTTTGAAGATGTGTTTGATTATAGTATTGTCAACGAGCAACAGGGAAATGTAGGCAAACAGTTAACATATTCACAAGTTGCTATAAACGCTATCAACAAAATACAAAACCCATACAACGAATACCAAAAATACTTTGGTCGCTGTCAGGCAAATAAAAATAAATTCCGCAGTTATGTCTATGAGCAGTGGGATAAATTATACAAACTCAATTTAGCAGACTATGTTTGAAGATTCAAAACATCCAACTGAACAAGGTCATGCGTTATGGTAAAAGCATTTGATGACATGGATTTAACCAATAAATGTGTGGTTGTCACAGATACCATGATTTATATCAATGGTCAGTTTATCTTGCATAAAGATTTTTCAATGACTGGCAAAGAGTATCTATTGGATGTGCTTGGAAAATATTATTCTGGACAGATTGTACATGTTGTCGCTTATGATGGTGAAAACATCAAGCATACTGGGTTTTTAGACTACATGGAGTACCTGTGTGAGATATTTAAAATCCCACACGATAAAGTTCAAATCGAAACGCATGGCAACGATGCAGGAAATTTTAAACTCATACCATTGAAGTTGGGAATTTTCTTGACTACCAAAATACATGTACCAGAAATATTAAACCGTGATTTAACAGATGCGAAATTGATTGGCATGAGTCTTGGTAGATCGAATCCCACAAGACTTCGTTTAGCATACGAAATTAATCATGCGCTACCAAACGATAATTACACAATTTTTCAACCACACATAAATGATATAATGTTTCACTACAGACATTATACTCAACTATATCAGCAAGAACTTGATTGGGTTAAAAATCATAAATTTGAATCTGATTTAACAAGTGGTCACCAGTCTGGCACTATAGATTGGTTTAGTGCATGTAACGCATATGGAAATATTTGGAATAAATTTTACATAGAAATAGTCAGTGAAACAGACGCATTAACTAATTATTGGTTTACTGAAAAAACTGCAAGATGTTTGATGACAGGCAAACCCTTTATTTTAGTATCAGGGCAAGGTAGCTTGACAAAACTTCACTCAATGGGGTTTAAAACTTTTGGCGATATCATTGACGAAACTTATGATTTAGAGCAGATACCTTTTAGACGGATTAATAAAATTGTGCAGAGTCTGCAAGAACTTAATTCATCTCCTGATAGAATGGACAAAATAAATGCCATGTATGCTATAGCAAATCAAAACATTTCCTTGTATAATGATTACTGCAAAGTTTAATTATGATAAAAACACAATTTGATTACAAAGCAATGGATCGTACCACTGTAGACGGTAAACGACATTACTTAACCCCTGACGGTAACAAAGTACCCAGCGTTACTACAATTCTTGATAAAACTAAACCGCAAGAAAAAGTACAAGCATTGCAAAATTGGCGTAAGTCAGTTGGCGAAGCAAAAGCGCAACAAATTACTACAGAAGCTGCAAATCGTGGAACAAGGATGCACAGTTATCTTGAGTTCTATGTTGCCAGTGATGACATGAAAGAGTTGCCAAGCAATCCTTATGCACACCCAAGTTGGTTCATGGCAGCAGAAGTCATTCTTAAGGGATTATCCAGAGTAGATGAGTTTTGGGGTTCAGAAGTTCCGCTGTACTACAGTGGTCTTTATGCTGGTACAACTGATCTGATCGGCGTGTGGAAAGGTCGACCAGCAATTATTGACTTCAAGCAGACCAACAAGCCCAAAAAGCGTGAATGGATTGAAGATTACTTTTTACAATTGGCAGCATACGCACAAGCACACAATCACACATATGGAACTAATATTCGTGATGGGGTGATCATGATGGCTTGTCAGCCAAAATTGCTTGAGGACGGCACATATTCCACGCCAGAATACTTGGAATTTGAAGTTTCAGGTGAGGAATTTGATCATTGGACAAACGAATGGGCCAAGAGAGTAGAGTTATACTATCTAACCTTATAAATGCTAAATACTGGATAATAGCAAGGTTTTAGAACATGGCAATCGTCCAGATTTCACGCATTCAAATTCGTAGAGGGTTAAATCAAGACTTACCCCAACTAGCAGCCGCAGAAATGGGCTGGAGCACAGATACGCAACAACTTTATATTGGTAATGGTGTCACTGCTGCTCCCGACTATGCCCCAGAAGAAGGCTATACAGAGATTTTAACTGACAAGAGTAATATTCTTAGTCTGATTGGGACCTACACATATCAGGGCACTGCTGGTGGTTATACAGTGGTTACTGGTGTCAATAGCTCTAGTCCAATCACAAGATCACTACAGTCAAAACTTGATGATGTTGCTGACATTAGAGATTTTGGCGCAGTGGGCGACGGGGTGACAGATAACACTGCTGCAATCAACCGTGCAATACAACAAATTTATAGTAGTGTTTATCTTGACACTTCGACTACAGTAAGAAGAACAATCAATTTCCCTGCAGGTACTTATGCAGTGAGTCAAACTATCCTGATTCCTCCATATGCCAAGTTTGTGGGTGATGGTCGTGATAGCACAATTATTTTCTCTAGCAACGGTACTGTACCTATTTTCCAAACTGTTGACAGTCAATACAATGGCACAGGTGCAACAAAATCAAAAGATGTATATATCCAAGACATGCAATTGCAATCAAATGCAGCAAGTCTAACCAGCACACTATTAAAGATCGATAGTTGTTCAAATGGTAAATTCGTAAATATGAAATTTACAGGCATTGCTGGTCAATACAATAATTTGGTATATGTCACAGATAGCATTAGTAATACCAGAAATATTACATTTGATAATTGTACATTTACAACAGCCGGTTCTGGTGTTAATGTTGTATCTTACGGTACTGGTATTGCAAGTATCAGAATTAACAACAGCACATTTGAATCTTTGGCAAATGTGGGCTATTCTATTGGTGCTAACATCAATGGATTTGGTAGCAGCCATAACTTCTTTGGTAATGTCACAACTCCTCGTGTTACAAATGCAAACCCAACACACTATGTATTTGGTGATGCTATGTTTGGTACAGGTGCCGGTAATGTTGCTGGTGTTACTATTGGTCGTTTGAATACTAGTGGCACAATTACAACAAGTATCCCAACAGGTACTGCAACAGTTCTTGGACAACTATCAAACGGCGCTGGTGCATTTGATTATCAATTGGACAATGGCGCTGCATACCGTAATGGTAAAGTTAAATTTACAGTCACTGGCAGTGCTAGTACATTCGAAGATGATTACACAGAGACTGGTACAAGTCTTGGTGGTAATCTTTTTATTAACAATGCTGGATATTTAAGCGTCAGTGTTACAACTGCGTCTACATTAAAATACAACCTATCACAATATTTCTAATACATGTGGAAACTAGAAGCCAGTGAGCGTATTGCCCATTGGCGTGCATTTCGATTAACCATTGGTGGTATGAGTTTAGAGAAGGCTATACAAGCCACTGCTGAATTTTGGCAGAACTGTCCTCATAAACCATATTATCTTGACCCAAATGATCCAGAAAACTGGCCCAACGCTTGGGACTTAATCTCCGAAAATTATTACTGTGATATTGCAAAAGCACTTGCAATGCTGTATACTATTGCTTATAGTGTGCATGGCAGTAATTTGCCTATGAAAATATGCGTATATAAAGATTTGGAAACAGGATATGAGTATAACTTATCTGTTTTCGATGAGGGGAAATATGTTATTAATTTGCTGGACGGGCAAGTTGTAAATATACAACACATCAACAACAAATTTAAGTTAATACACTGTTACAACAGTGAAAAATTAAAATTACAATAAAAACGAGGTATCAATGAGCAACATTCAAGTCACTAAACGTAGTGGACGAAAAGAACCCTTAGCAGTAGAAAAGTGGCAAGCACAAATAGCAAAAATCTGTAGTGGAATAGCAGATGTAAGTCAAAGCATGATAGAGATTAGAAGTCAACCGCACTTCTATGATGGTATCACTACACGAGAGATTGACGAGATTACATTACGAGCAATCGTAGATTTAATCGATGTAGCAAGCAATCCAGATGTGGGGAATGTAAATTATCAATATGTAGCAGGCAAGCAAAGACTTAGTATGCTGCGTAAAGATGTATATGGTCAATACGAGGTCCCGCACCTCTACGAGATTGTCAAGAAGAATGTGGCAGTGGGTCTGTACACTCCCGAGCTATTAGAATGGTATACAGAAGACGACTGGAACAGAATGAATGACATGCTGGATCATGAAAAAGATGAACAGTATAGCTACGCAGCCATCGAACAATTGATTGAGAAATATCTAGTAAAAAACCGAGCTACTAAACAAACATATGAAACTCCACAGATTAGATATATGGTGGCAGCGGCTACTGTCATGCACAAAGAAGAACCCAATAATGCCCGTATGCGATTCATCAAAGAATACTACAATGCTGCCAGTGATGGTCTTTTCACTCTTGCTACTCCTGTGCTGGCTGGGCTTGGCACTCCAACTAAACAGTTTAGTAGTTGCGTTCTTATCCGTAGCGATGACGACCTTGATTCTATTTTTGCTAGTGGAGAGATGATGGCCAAGTATGCCAG